AGGGAAGGATATTTATTTTCTTGGAGGTTTGTAGGCCATAAAAAAAATACTAATAATGGTTTAATACCAAGATGGAGAGAAATGTTAAGTTTTGCTAATGTCGATCAAAATAAAAAAAGACATTCTTTGAGACATACTTTCGCTTCAGAACTATCTAATAAAGGTGCATCGACAAATGATATTATGACAGTTGGTGGGTGGAAGTCTGAGACTATGGTTTATAACTATGCAAAGGTAGATAAGAAAAGAAAACAGAATCTTATTAATAGTTTGTAAATTGATAGACATTTTATGGACATATAAAGAATTGACAAAAAAAAACCTTATAAATCAATGTAAATTAGGTGTTGACCTATCATTACCAATAATGTACTCCTTAACCATAATGAACAAAAATCGACAAAAACTTGTTCTTTTGGGTAATGCCAAACCAAAGTGTGCATTTAGTTTCAATAATTTATGGACAATAAGTGGACATTTTGGGATGGCCTTTTTAAGGAGAAAATAATGGATTATACTAAAAAAATAACTGTAATGCGTGAAGGTCAAAAGTTTTTAAGAAACTTGAATGCTAATGGTAAGGCATTTCATTTAGACGATGATGTAGAAGAATGTTTCAAGATTGGTAAAGATGGTGACCTTACTTTAAAGGAGGCAAATTTACTGACTGAAAGACAACAAGAATTACATAGTATTGATTGGGGAATGTTTGGCGATTGTCATGGGTTTCATTGTCATATTCATAATGATGGATTAGATACTGAAGGTAATTTTTATTTTGAAAATGAATTTTTAGATCAATATACAATACAAGATGTAAAAGATGTCTTTAATGCAGCATCTAAAAATTTTAATCATGAAAAATATTTAGGATGCAATAAAGAAACAGGTGCATTAACTTTTGGTCATATAGACGATGTGCAAGAATTTCATTCAGGTGGTGGTTTTTATCATTTATTTATTCTTTTACAATCTGGTCATGTAATTTCACATAGTAAAGCTGACAAATTTTTAGAAATTTCTAAAAAGAAATGGGAATCAATCATAAAGTATTATGAGTCAGATAGTGAAAACGAAGAAGATGGTTTTGGGTATGAACCTAACAATGATGACCATGAAAATAGGTGTTTAGATTTTTCATTAAATAATAAGGAAGTAAAATGACTAAAATATATTTTCATATCAAACTTGTGGATGGTTCTACAAAAATACTAGATCAAGAGACTTATAATAATATTAAGAAAGATGGTGTTTTGGTTTTTACTCATATTAAACAATGGGTAATAAGGGAGGCTGCTTAATGTTTACTTGTGTTATTGAAGATAGTCCTGAGTTTAACAAAAAACTAATAAGAACTTACAAACCTAGAAAAAGACTGAACATCTGGATTTTTAGACGATTTAGTCCATTATTTTTTCCATTTATATAGCTTTACAGGGGGTGTTTAACGACACCCCTTTATGATTTATCCACTAAAATAGTTTTCTTTACCCATGTTTTTGGGATTACTTGGACTCTTCCACAATCAGAGTCACCCTCTCTACCGAGATCAGCACAGATAGTTATATAATCTTTTTCTTCTTTAAGGACAAATCCAAGACTATAGACAGTTGGTGGTTTTGTTTTTAGTGCTTCTTCTAATTCAATCCAACCACTTGCACATTCATAAGCATCGATCCATTCTATAAGAACTATATCTCTATCTTTTTGCGAAGGTTTTGACATTGGTTGGTTTACCACCTACACCTTGTGTTTTTGATCGTTTTCTTTTAACAGCAGATTTAATTTGTGATTTAGTCATGCTCATTGCTTTAGACTTAGGAACACACTTAGGGTACTTTCTCTTACTACCCTTTGCAGATTTTCTACCACACTTGGCATATCCACCACCTTTTTTTGGTGAACCTATATCTACCCAATCCTCTTTAAACCAACGAGATAATCCACCACTAGCTCTACTCATGCCTTTTTGGTTCTATAACCCCCACCTTTTTTTTTGTATTCTCTAACTAACCAGGCATTTGCATAAGCAGATGGATAAACATCAAACTTTCGTTTTGCTGCTGATTTTACTCTTGCATATAAAGCCTTATTAGTGGGTACATTCTTAGTTGCCATGATTATCCTTTATGTTTTGTTTGAAGTGTAAACTTAGCCATCTTTACTGCACCCTTATGAGGTTTGTAATCACCCTTCATAAGTTTGTATGAAGAACCAGACTTCATCCAGTGGAAACCTCTAGGTGCTTTTATTGATTTAGTTGCCATTATTTTTTCTTCTTTTTTTTCTTTAATTTTTTAAAATCAGCAGCTTCTATTTTCTTTTTATTACCAGCTACTGCTGCCAACTTCTTTTGTTTTGGTGAGTATTTTGAAAAGGGCATTAGTACCTCTTAGATTTTTTTGCTTTAGTTTTTTTAGTTTTCTTTTTAGTCTTAGTTACTTTCATCTTCTTACCATATCCATATCCCATTTTAGTTTCCTTTCTTTACCATTTAACTTTGTTTGCCCAATATGCTGCTGACATCTTTCCTTTAGCGATGTTCTTTGCATGACGAGCCTTAAATGACTTTGCTCTTGCAGTCATCTTTCTATCACCAGTCTTACCTTGCTGACCAAAGCGAATTGTTTTTACTCTTTCACCTTCTTTTGCAACAACGACATGAGATTTTGTTTTATGACCTGGAGTTCTTTTAGGTTTGTTAAAACCAGCTACACCAGCTCTTTTAAGCCTCGGATCTTTGCTCATTTGCTATTCCTTGTGAGTCTAATTTTACTTGTTCTTGTTTTTCTAGTTGATCTACGAAGGATTGATCTTGTGATGAGGCATGATCTACTTTTGCTTTTTGAAAAGCTAAAACATCATCAACAGTAATGTTGCGTTTTTCTTCTCTTAATATTGCATTCTTTTCTGCCCAATTATCAAGTCGTTCATTAAGAAATTTAATGTGTAAATCTTTCTCTTCGTTATCTTTTTTAAGTTCTCTGTTTTCTTTCTTAGCTTTGCGTAACAGAGTCTCTACTTCTTTAATGGTGCTCATTTTTTTAATAAACCTTTAATACCTGGCGCAACTCTTACACCTAGACTGACACTACAAGCGAGATATAATAAATGTGTGTAGTATTCAGGGAGAGTTGCTAGAACCTCAAAACCCTCTTTAATGTGTGGGCGCAATGGCCCAATAAATACACAAATTGCTGGTATCATTAGGGCAAGAAGTACAAATTCGTCTTTCCAGCTGCCTTTCATTTGTTCTACTGCACTTTGTTCCCACTTAATTTTTCCAGTGGCTATATCTTCTAATCTTTTTTTCTCAGCTTTTATTTCAGCTATTTTTGTTTCACCTTTTATTTTTTTTGTTTCTACATAGCCAGAAATCGCATTTGTAGCAACGCCCATTAAAGGTTTTAATAACATAGTCCACATATTAGGCCTCCTCTATTAGTTTAACCATTGGCGCATATCTTGAGGTGAGAGTTCTATAAAGACGACTATCTTTAAGTTGATTTGCCATTTCAACAAAGTCACCATCTTGCATAGCTTGGCGCATATTGACAAATTGGAACAATTTAGGCTCACCAATATTGTAAGCTATCTCTATAACACAATCTTTAATTACTTCTGGTACTTCACATTTACCAATGTATCTCTCTGCTGCATGAAGATAGACAAGAAAGTCTTTTTCAAATTGTTGTTCTAATACTTCTTTTGAATATTCTATTCCAGGTTCATAAGGATCACCATCTACGCATTTATGTCCCCATCCGAGAGTCATAAAATCTTCTTTGATAGTCTCACCATTAGCTCCTCGGTACTCTAGAAAGTACCCAGTTGCAGAAAACCCTTCCGAAGTCTTGATTTTATCTTTTACTTCTTCGTACATTCTATCTCCTTTAATCGTTCATAAGTTATTTCTGTAATGTCTTTTAATAAAATAGGAATGTTACCAATATCTATTTCTGTTGGTTTGCCAGGTTCTATGTCTTTATATTCATCTTTTGTAAGGCTGATATAAAGTTTACCAGATTGATAGATTATTCTCATATTTGTTTATTCCACCTATTTCCTCTTTTAAGTATCATTGGTATAAGCTGTGGAACGCCATTAATAATTATTCCACATCCTAGAACTGGTCGTCTAATGTTTACTTTAGAATAA